ATTGATACCGTGCCACAGGTTGACACACTCGGAAATCTGGTTCTGGAAGATGGTATTCCTACAACACCGCCAGATTATCGTTTGAAGAAAATCCTTGATACGCAAAGAGGGAATCTGGCTAGATATGGAATTAAAAAGATAGGTGCAGAAGAATGAATGGACGAGTAATCAAATGCAATCTGAGTCAAAAATCTATTGGAAATGCAATCAAAGAATTGGAAGCATACCAAAACAGTCTTCGCGATAAAAACGAGTTGTTCCTTAAAAGGCTTTGCGAATTGGGAATTCCTGTCATAGACGAAAATATTATGTTGGCACAGGGAGATTCTGATAAAAACCACAATACCTACATCAAAATCAACAGGTTCGGAAATTACGCGCAGGCAACTCTTGTGTGCGAGGGTTCTGGGATTTTATTCATAGAATTCGGTGCAGGTATTTCGTACAACACTCCGGAAGGAACAAGCCCGCATCCAAAAGGAGAAGAATTTGGTTACACAATCGGTTCTTACGGACAAGGCAAAGGAAAAAACGAATCGTGGGTATATGTGGCAGATTCTGGCGAGTGGGTACGTTCTTACGGTACGGAGGCTACAATGCCCGTTTACAAAGCAAGCGTAGAAATTATGCAGAATATCCGTAGAATCGCAAAAGAAGTGTTTTCTGCATAAAAACATAGCACCTTTTCTTACTGAATATAACGTCTGTTTTATGTATACTGTAAGATATAAAAGCATCTACCGAAATGGTGGGTGCTTTTTCTATGCTCAAAACAAGGTGGTGACAGAGATGCCAGATGTAGTAAAAAATCCAGTTTCAGACGTATTTGAAAGATGGAGAACAACTATTGAACCTGTTGTAGGAAAAGGTAACTTTTCTAATGATGAAAGCCAGACGGTAGCTTCAAACAAAAGGGTTTACGCACGTTTGTTCTTGCTTGGAAATCCAACATCACGTGGCAATCTTGAGGGGGATGAGTGCGCGACAACGCCATCTTTCCAATCAGAATCCTATGCGGCTGGTTCAAAAGCTTCTTCAAAAGTATATGAAATTGACGATGCCAGCCACAAGGCCATGGTTGACATGGGGTTCCGTAGGATATACGGGCCCGTAAGACAGAATAATGCTGATAACAGCATAAAACGTGTTGTTAGCAGATATAGCCGGATATATACCGGCACATTACTCTAGGAAAGGAGTGAAAAAACATGGAACAGATTATGAACTATGTGAAACCGGAACTTCTTATTGTCGCGGTTGTACTGTACTTTATCGGAATGGGTATTAAAAAATCCGAAGTCATACCGGACAAATATATCCCGGCAATCCTTGGTGCTTTAGGCATTCTGATTTGTGGAATTTATGTTATTGCTACATGTGCTATATCTGGCGCACAGGAAATCGCAATGGCAATTTTTACCGCAATCACACAGGGAATCCTCGTTGCAGGACTTAGTAATTATGTAAATCAGATCGTAAAGCAGGCAAGCAAAGAAGACTAGAAGGAGGTGATCCTTTTATCTCCCGGTACAGGGTTAAGTATCAGAACCAGAGCCATTAAGGCTCTTTTTTATTGCAATAATTCATAGCCGAAAGGCAGAAAGGAGCCAAAATGGCACGATTAACTACACTTGGTGTGAAATTTTCATATGCCGTTGAAACTGTGAAAGGTACAAAGCCTACCAAATTCACACAGCTGGAAGAAGCCTCTTCCATCGGCGGTATTTCTCTTGAAACAGAACAGATTGACGTTTCTGCACTGGAAGATTATCTGACACAGTATGCAGCTGGTAGACAGGATACTGGTGGTACATGGGAAATTGAATTCATCATGGATCCAGACAAATCTGTTAAACAGATTAAAAAACTGTACGAAGATTCTAAAACTGCAAAAACTACAGGACTGGCAACTTGGTTCCAGGTGTCATTCCCGGATATGTCCGACGCATTCTTTGTTATTGCAGAATGCGGTCGTGAAATTCCAATGCCAGAAATTGCACAGAACGAAGCAGCAACCATGTCTATTTCTCTTATCATCAATACATATAAGGGACTGGATACCAAAATTGAGCCGACAGCGGCTGCTGAATAAGATGTAAAACAGGGAGGATAATTCATGTTTAGTTTCTCAGTAAATGATAAAACATACAAAGTAAAATTCGGATACGGAGTACTTACCCAGTCGGACATTCTTACACAAGTGTCTTCTATGGGGGCAATCAATAATCCGAAAGATATGATTAAAATGCTTCCAGAACTGATTCTGGCAGGACTGCAAAGAAAACACAAAGATGAATTCGGATACGAAACCGAAGAGGAAAAGAAAGTTGCATATGAAAAGGTATGTGACCTTCTGGACGACTACGAAGATGAATCCACAGAGGAAAATCCTCATAATGGATTTACTTTATTTGAAAAAGCGAGTAAGGAGCTTGAGAAGAACGGTTTTTTATCCGGCATGATAAATGCAATGGAGAAGGCAGAAACGAAACTTTCGAAGACTCCACAGGATCACAAGAAGAAGAGCTGAGCTTTCCTGAGGTAGTCCACAAAAAACTGCTTCCACTTTATTTGTCTATTGGCGTTCCTGAGGAAAAGTTTTGGGATTCCACACCATATGATTTAGAACCATATATGGAAGCCTATAACTTGAAACGTAAAGTATCAGATGCAGAAGCATGGCAGTTCAACATGTACACGATGTGTGCTGTGCAGACTGCGGTTGCAAATGTGCTTATTGGTAAAAAGTCAAAGGCTGAATACCTTAAAGAGCCATTTTCACAAACAGCTGAAAAGCAAAAGCAAGAGGATGAAGAGAATCTTTCTGAAGCAGAAAAGAAACGGCAACGTGACAGGTTGCTCATGACATTGCAACTCATGCAAGCAAATTTTGAGTTGAATCATGGTAATAATGACGAGGGCAGGCAGGATTAAAAGTCTTGTCTGCCCTTTATTTTTTTTGATTAAAAGGAGGTGCTTTAATGGCCGATAATACCATAGATACCCTCAATATACAAATAGAAAGTAGTTCTTCCAGAGCTGTTCAATCTATCAACGACCTTATTAAAAAGCTAGATGTATTGAATAAATCTTTGAATGGCATTAATACTGGTGGGTTGAGAAATTATGCTAAAGAGCTTGGGCGAGTTACCGTTGCTTTCAGTTCTCTTGGAAATGTCAATACGTCTGGCTTAGATCGTACCATAGCAAAACTGAATGCTCTCAGCAAAATCAACCTGAGTAATCTGCAAAATCAGAAAATAAGTCTTGACCTCGAAATTAAAGGTGGAGATCAGACGCAAAAATTGCAGTACGCCATCGACAAAACCATTCGAGATATAAAAGTTGACACGTCATCATTATCTGAACAACTCATTAAGTCATTTGACCTTAAAGGTGGAGCGGCGGCTAAAATTCGCGCTCAGATGAATGAGCTGTCCAAAGCTATGGCAAGCTCTTATGACGGAACAGATATGTCTGCAAAACTCAACGATACGCTTAACAGCATTGCTAACACTATTATCAAAAGCGGAAGTGTTGTTAAGGGAAATTTAGGATCATATCTTGATGGTGCTGAACAGGAATGGATTGATTTCTATAATTTCTTTAAGAATAAAAGAATTTATATTTCTGACATGCTCAAAGCAGATGTCGGAAACGGTGAATTCAATAGCTTACTGAAGGAAAATCTGAGCAATATTGTGCGTGATGCCGCAAAAGGAATAAATCTCAATGAATCATGGGGAGAATTGGCAGACAGATTTCCTACTCTGATTCCTAAAGATACAATCAATGCCGCAGATCAGTTGATTGCTGTTCTTGAAAACCTCAAAAAAGTAAGAGATTCTATTAAGCCTGTTTCAATTCAAGACCTTACCGGCAAGGATTCAGCTATAGCATCAGATAAGGCATGGGGGTTCAGCACAGACGCATACAATCAATTAGCCGAGAGTGTAAAGAAACACATTGAAAGTGCTTTAAGTACCGCAAACGGTGAACTTCCAATTGATGTAAAAATCAATACAGATAAAATTGTCCTTGATATTCAGAAAGCAATCAATAAAGCGGCAGACCTGAAATACAATACTGTCAATGTAACTCTGGATGCAGATGTTACGACAGTAAAAGACGCAATCACAAAGAAATTAAAAGATATTGATGCCGGAGAAATGACTGATTTATCTACCAGTATGGCAAAATTTGCAACCTCTCTCCGCGATCTGGGAAGTGTGAATTTCAAAGGGACTGGATTGAACGCAGTGATTAATTCCATTAATCGTCTTGGAAAATCCGATTTCAGTCAGTTTGATACAGGGAAATTGGGTGAAATTCTTACTGAGATGCAGAAACTTGATACTATTCCAGACGTTTCTCCGAGCGTTAGCCGGTTCACAACCGCTATAGCTAAACTTGCCGACACAGGACAGTATATCGGCAATGTATCAAAGGAACTTCCGAATCTTGCGACAGGTTTAAATAATACGGCTGCTAAATTAAGCTCTATGAGCGAGGTATCAGCATCCACCAATG